ATAGCAGGAGCTCCGTCCCACTTTACAGTCATATTAACACCTGAATTGGAATTACCCTTCAACATGTCCCTGAGACCTTGTAAGAAGTTTATGGCTCCACGACCTCCGTCAATACCTTGATTGATTATCTCGTCTTCTAAGTGTTCTAAATGTAGATTTTTTGCACCCATAATAGTAATTATACCACAATCTTGGTGGTAATACTACTATTTATGGGAATTTTTAACCTGAAACTTGGTCAACATCACCAGCGTCTTCACCTGCGATTAAATCGTCAAGGTCTGCTTGTAATGATGCTTTTTCAGTATTTAATCCGTCAACGTTAGGAACAACTGCGTCTGTCACACGTTCTTTATGTGCATGTGCAAACCATTGGTCTCTCTCGTCATTTGATTTAGAGTCCCATGCAGTATCAGTGAATGTAAAACTTTCGTCATAGTTAACACCCGAGTTATCAGACTGCCATTGTGTTAACCAACCTTTAAATCCGTCTATACCTGTATATGATACTGAGGTATTTAGGTCATAGGGGTTAGTGGTTGCTATAGCATTATAATCACCATTGACATTAGTTTCCCAATCAATATTTTTTTGAACTGATGCGATTCTATTTTGCAAATTTGTTTTAGAGTCTGCTCTTGACATAAACTATCTCCGTAATTTTATACTATTATTTAGGATTTTGAGAGTGGTGAGGAAGACAATTTTGTTTCTATTTTGTTAATTTTTTTAGATATTTTTTCAATTTCTTCCTTATCTTTAGCAGAACGTGCCTGTCTCAAGGCTTTCTTTAACTCTATCTTTTCAGATATAGAAGTTATCACATCGTGACTTTTTAAGGTCTTTTTCATAATCAACTTACTAGTATATCATTATTTATGTGTTCTGTAAAGTGTATTTTTAAACTTTAAAATCATTGAATTTTTCTGCACCTCTGTTTCTATCAAACACTGGTGTATCGTCATTATATGTTTCGTCACTATCGAATAACTCTTCTTGTGCTTCTTGTTCACAATCATAGAGTTTCATTCTTGACCTATCAATACCGATTACAAATCTTTTGAATATTGTAGGGTCATTATATCTGTTCTTCAACTGTTTCACTACGAGTTGGTCTAGTTCTTCTAGTTCGTCACTGGTAATCAATGCAAACATTAAGTCTGCAGTTGCAGGCAGTCCAAAAGATTCCGAAGTGTCTTCGAGTCCAATATCCGTGGAACCAAATCCACTTCTTGTTGTTTGTGTTGCACTGACTAATGGAACGTCAAACTCAACTGCAAGACCTCTGAGTTCCTCTGCAATACTTTTCACTAATGTGTATGAGTTTGCACCACTTCCTGGCCTGATTCTATGGGAAGCACATATGTTCAAATAGTCAATGAATATGATATCGGGTTGAAAGTCTTTCTTGATATCTAATTCTTGTAATAAGTGTCTGAAGTGTCCAACATGAGCAGCTGCAGTTGGATATTCTTTGACAATCAATTTACCTTTAGTTTTGTTTTTCAACTTATCAACTTTCTTGTCAAACATTTTCTTAGACAAATCGGGTAGTTCTTTCATAGGAATGTTCATAGTGTTTGCATCGATTCTCTCTGCAATCCTTTCCTCTGACATTTCTAGTGTAATGTATAATACATTCTTGTTCATCATAAGACATGAAGCAGCTTGGTGACACATAAACAATGATTTACCAACACCAGTTCCAGCAAGAACAATGTTAAGTGTTTTATTAGGTAATCCACCTTTGGTAATCTTGTTGAAGTATTCTAAGTCAAACGGAATCTTCTCTTCTTCTGTATGATAGAATTCAAATCTTGCATCTGCATCTTCTAACACGTCATGTCCAATATGAGTGTCAAAGGACACGGAAAGTGCGTCCTTCAATAACTCGGGTATTTCACCAGTAGACCTTTGTGATTTTTTATCTATAACTTCGATAGAGTCCATGACTGCAATATAGATTGCTCTATCTTTGCACCATTTCTCTGTTTCGTCTATTAACCAATCACTAGGGGTTTGGTCTTTCTCACTACCAATTTTCTCAACAATAGTTTTTGAACCTTTTGCAATATTCTCATTTAATGAGGTATTGTTATCAAGGTTTATGAGAAGTGCTTCTACTGTTGGTGGTTTAGTATACTTCTGAAAGTATTCAAATATTTCATTGAATACAGTTCTTTCATCAGTATCGGCAAAATACTCCGATTTAATGAATGGGACGCACTTTCGTGCAAACTCTTCACTCTGAATCAGATTCTTGAGTATCGTCTGTTCTATTCTCGTTTCCATATTTAAAGTATCCTTCTACTACTTTTTCGAGTCTTTCCATTACATCATCTGTAAAGTATTTCTCGGGGTTGTTGTTAATAGTTTTACCAAATTCTGTTTTACCATTTGGTAATTCAATTCTTGTTGAAGACTTCTTGAAGATACCACTTGCAAGTGCAAGGTCTAGAAGACCATAGTATCTATCAAGACCACTATCGTATGACAATCTTACGTCTACGACTCTGTTTTCAACTGTAAGTCTTGATTTTGCATTCTTACAATGAATGATATTTCCAATGACTTCTGTTCCTTCTTTTTCTTTCTTCTTTGAAAGATAGATAATTGAAGAGGCTGCATATTTCAAACCACTTCCACCACCCATTTCTTTCTGAGGGAACATAGAACCAATCACGTCATAGGTGTGATTAGTCACAATCATTGGAACACCAGCACGTCCTAACTTAAGTGTTAGAACTCTGAATGCACCTTTAACAACTTGAGCACGAGTCATGTCACGAGTTTCTTTACCCGCTGCAGTATCCTCGATTTCTTTAGTAGTGGATAACATTCCAAGTGAATCAAGACACATCATCATAGGTGGTCTTTTATCTTTTGGAGTTTCCAAATACTTATCAAGTATAGATATTGCCTGTTGTCTGAATTCTTGAACAGTGACCACAGGCACGATAACCATTCTGTTTGAATCGATTCCTCTCTCTTCAATCATTTGTTTACTGATTGCAGATTCAGATTCGAAGTAGATAACTGCAGACTCGGGATTATCTTCTAGAAACTGTTTGACCATTCCTAATGCAAAGAATGTTTTACCAGTTGCAGATTCACCTGCGATTGCAGTAATTTTGTTTTTAGGAAGTCCACCATAAAGTGAACCACTGAGTAATGCATTGAAGACATATGAACCTGTATCAACAAAGGTATCTACGTCCCCAGCTGCAACCCCTTCAGAAACGATATTTGCATACTCGTTTCCCGAGGATTTCACTAAGTCTTTAATAAATGACATAACACTTCTCCATAATGTTTATATACATTATAGTATCTATGTTAGATTTTGTCTAGTGGGTTTCGTCTAATTTTTTAGAAATATCACAAAGTCTGTCGTCTATTCTGACATGTTCTTCCATCATAGAAACTAAGGAAGATACTTTGACTTCTAAGTGTATGATAAATGCAAAGATTACACCAATCATTACGATATAGAAACAATCCATAGGTGTTATAATCATAACACTACCTCACCTAATTGGATTAATTTTTCTCTGTTTTTTAAATGACCTTCTTCGATTTCTTCTTTATTACCACCAGTGTATTTTACTGCATGGTAATCTAAAATCATTTGTTCGTTTATGTTGACTTTGTGTCCGAAGACTGGGTGTCCTTCGACATGGTGAGCATATAATTCACCCAATATTCTACCAAATTTTCCTTTATCATGTGATACAAGGGATACACTTTCACACTCCTCTAATAATTTTTTGAGATGTTTTTTACTTGCTTTACCGAATTTCTTTTCAGTTAAATCTCTAGTTCTAGATTCTGGCGTGTCGATTCCTAACATTCTAACACGTTGTTTCTTGTAAACCATACCGAATCCTAAATCGATATCTACGTCTACAGTGTCACCATCGACCACTTTTACTACTGATACTTTATACTCATACATTTTGATTGTGTTTCCTATGTGCAGATTTCTGTTCCCAGTCTTCAATAGCTCTTCTAATAGAACCCTCTGCAAGAACAGAACAATGCAACTTAATTGGTGGTAAATCTAAGATATCTGCAATGTCTTTATCTTTGATAAGTTTTGCTTCTTCTATGGTTTTACCCTTAAGCATTTCTACAAAAGTGGTAGAACTTGCAATTGCACTTCCACACCCGTAAGTCTTAAATTTTACGTCAACGATTCTTTCGTCTAGGTCTAACTTCAATTGAAGTTTCATAACGTCACCACATGCTGGAGCTCCTTCCATTCCTGTTGCAACCATAGGGTCGTTAGGGTCGAATCGTCCAACAGCATGTTTTTCGGGGTTCTTTAGAACTGACTCAAATCGTTCTACTACTTCTTTACTATATGCCATTATACTTATTTATCCAAAAAAAGAATCTAAACTTGCAACTGGTTCTACATTCCAATTAATTAAGTTTACAATGTTCTTTAATGGTTCTATAAATGCTTTCTCAAATTGCATATCATAATCAATGAATCTATGTAAATCTAGTTCTCTAGGAAGTGAACTGATAAATGATATTACATTCTCATTGATTGGGTTTGGTGTTGTGAGATATGAAAAACGAATCTTATCTGAGTTCTTAATCATTTCATATCTCATGTCGAGGTTCTTGGATTTCAATAAATGGTTGTGTAGTAGAGAACCTCGAACATGAATTGGTGTTCCTTTAGAATAAATGTTTGTAGGACAAGAGTATTGTGCAAGATTCTTTACACCTCTTGGAAATGCAACCTCTTCGGGTGGAAGGTTTCTGAATTCTTTTCTTGCAGTCTCTACGAACTCCCACAATTCTTGTTCAGTTCCATTCATAACCACCTTTAAGGCTTCTGTTAGTTTTGTTCTGACCCATTGAGGTGTAGAAGACTTTGCAGTTTCGATACCCATCATTTTAAGTTTTGGTTCTGCAAGTCTTACACCTTCGTTGTCATGAACATTAAGAATATATCTTTTCTTTGCAGTCCATATACCTCTGTCTGCAATCACCTCACGTCCCATTTGCATTTTCTGTTGAAATGCATTGGTGTATTCTGCAAGTTCTTTGAATCCTTTTGCAAGAACTTGTTCAATCATTCCTTCAGATTTGTTTAGAAAATCTACAATCTTCTTCTTGTCTGTTTCTTCGGGTAAGACTTTCTTCACTAGTTTGTCCATAGTGATATAGACTGAATCAGTATCCATTGCAATCACATAGTCTTCGTTCTCTGTTTCAAGTGTTTTGTTTAGGAATTCATTAATGGTTTTCTCTGACCACTTGATAATCAACTGACCACTAGTAGTGATTGACTCTGCAAGGTCAATAGAAAAGAATGCAAAGTATTGATTTGCAAGAGCACCATATGCTGAGTTAAGTGCAATCTTACGAACCTGTTGATTATTGTATGCACGTTTAATAAGTGTATCAAGTTCTCTCTTACGTTTTAGTTCTTTACAAACTTCTCGTTCTTGTTGATAACCAATCATTTTCTTCTTCCAAGCTTTCCTTTCGTCATAGAGTTTCTCCATAAGTTCGGGAAGGAATCCTTGTTTGTCTTTTGTATACATTACACCATTTGGTGTGACTGTATTCCCACATTGATAGACATAAGATAAGTCTGCCTGTTTGGATAACATTCTATCTACATTAATATCTTGTCTGTTTCCTTTTACCATTTTCTCGGGTGAGATATTGTATTGCATAATGATATGTGGATACAGTGAGTTCAAGTCGAATGACACTACCCAATCATGTCCACCGACTATTGGGTCTTTGACATATGCACCAACGATTTGGTGTGTCTTATCATTACCAGTCTTTAGTCTTTGTGGTGGTGTCTGAATGTTTTGTTCTTTGAGGTGATT